CTCTTTTTAAGAAAAGCAACACCTGCTTGATGTTGGAGGCCAAGGCTTCGCAATGCGAGCAGACAAAAGTCCCAGGTGATTCGTCCCCGCAAAAGGACGAACTGAGGGCTGCGGGCCTTGCCCGCGCCCTTGATGCGTACCTGTCGCCGCCAATGGCGGTACGAGTAGGCACAACAGGCAAGGAGTCAAACTCCTCCCTGTCGAGGCGGATTCGGGAAAAGTTCCCGGATCTCTCTCCTGATGTTTGCGATAAAATCGCAAGTCAGGGCAAGCGCTCACTCAAGCGAGTGAGCAATTGCGTAGAGGCCATCAAGGATAACTTGATGACCTCTTCCCCGGAACTCGTTAGAGGGTTCCACGAGAGCCCAGAGTATAAGAAACTTATACACTGGGCCTACTCCCTCGGTGCGCACCGCACTGATCGAGTAGTGAAGGAGTGGAAGCGCTTCGCTTCGCTCCTCAAGTGGCTGGCTCTGAAATCAGAGACGGCCGCCCCAGAGCTACCCAAGGACTTTCCTGGGTATTACGGCACTTGGACGGTGCCGGAACTCCCGCCATTTTGGCAGAGGCTCTTGCCGTGGCTCGTAGGAGTCACCACGCGAGGCGTGAGATCGAAAGACGAGGCAACTCGTCTTTCGCATCTGGTCTCCAGCAGGGGTTTCCCTGCTGGCGACAAAGTTACACGGAGGGAGTCTCTGGTGAAGCACTCAGAGACTCTCCACTCCGTTCACCAGACTACCGAGGTTCGAGGTAAAATCCTCGAGCGTCTGTCCTACTTTGTAGGACGTCTGGTGGACAAGAAGTCCACTGAGGTAAAATACCGCAGTAATGGACATCTCTCGCTCACGTCGAGTGCTTCACTCGACTGTGCGGTTAAGGATGGAGGGCGCGCGACCGAGGTCGGAATAAAATTCCGATCTTGGTCTGCCCAAGTCCAAGACCAGGACGTGCTTGGCACGACCTGGTTTGGTTGGCCCTACTGGCTATTAGCCGGTAGGCCACGCTGGCAAACCATGTGCAGGTCCGAACTTGCACATGAGCCCTCACACGAGGCCGGAGAGTCCGACGATCGTGTGAACCTGGATTTCGACAACTTTAAGTTGTCCGATCCGATATTCGGTCTCGACCACAAGACAGGAGCACAGCTGCTGCAGTGGTCGATTGAGGAAGGCCTCCGGCAAGGTATCCTTGCCGGATCCAAGTTCTCCTCTGAGGAGGACCCTCTGAGATTGAGTGGAGAAGTTCTCCCCTCGATCCGGCCATCGGCCATCGGCGAACCGGGAGCTAAGTCCCGGGTCGTCACCGTAGGAGAAGATTGGCTTACAATGCTTCTCCAACCGTGGTGCCACCACCTAATCGGTGGTTTAAAATTGCACCCATCTGCCACAAGCGGTCTTACCCGCGGGTGGCAGCTGTTTGAGTGGGTTAAGAGGCTGTCTTCGGCCTCTCAGCCCCCGGAGACCTACTTCTTAAGTAGCGATCTCACGACGGCCACAGATTTCTGTGTCCATGAGTACTCCCTGAAGATGCTTCAGGGATTACATCGAGGTATGGGTCGAGCTTCCGACCCATACTTCGCCTTGTGTGCAGAGCTTCTCTGCTCACCGAGGCAGTATGAGGGGGGTCCGAGCGAAACGTTCGACACCCCCACGACCCGAGGTATCCTAATGGGAGACCCCGGGGCGAAGGCGGTTCTCACCCTGCACAACCTTTGTGCTGAGTACGAAAGCCTTCTGCGCTGGCATTGGAACATGCTAGACGCACCCGACGAGGACTTCTTTGAGTCTCTTCGTCAGTCAGACGGGCCCCCTCCAGTTTCCTGGAGGTGGTTTGTCTGTTCTGGGGACGACCACTTTGGTCAAGGTCCCCGGAGCTACCTGTCGAGTATTACTCGATGCCACTCGAAGAACGGAATGTCCGTCTCGTGGCCTCAGAACTTTTTAAGTTCGAGAGGTGGGTTCTACTGTGAGGAGATGCTCCTCACGGTAGGGCTGCGTGTGGATCAGATCTGGGGGTGTAAGACACCACTCAGGGACCGTCCGTACGCAGAACAGCCTCACATCGATGCGATGAAGGTGAGGCTCCTCTCCCCCTGTGCTAAAGAGCACGAGGGAAAGGACGAGCCAAACCCTGCCATTGGCAAGGCTCGCCAGATGCATGGCATGCTGGCCTGGCTCGGAGGAGGATGGGAATCGACGATTCCCATCTTCTCTGCGCGGTGGGAGTACCGGATGGCAAGCTACTTGCCACCGGTTCAAAACAGATACCTGCCAGTCTCGCTGGGAGGTATCGAAGCTCCCGCGTTCCATCTCACCATTGGTGAGATGGCCGCGATCCTACGTCGATTAGACGTAGTCCATGCGTGGGCCATCAAGCAAGTACTTGATGGAACAGCCACACCCCTGCTACGCCGTGCGCTGGCGAGTTTCGCCACGAACGCGCGGGCCAGGGGAATCTCCTCCGATCTGATCGAAGATCAGATCAAGGAGACCCTCGCAATCGCCGATCTTGTCGGCGGCGTGGATGACGAGGCGCTTCAGAAGCGGCTCGGAATCAGTGACGACGACTGGAGAAATCTCCGGTGGCGTGACAAGGCCCACCTCGCAAAGCGAGATGGACTGATAACTGTGAACGACGCGATCTCAACGATCGGTCGTCCATACCTATTTCGGGATATGTTATATCCTGAAATGAGCATCCGACACGGGATAGACCCGTATCGCACGGACCAGTACGAAGCTGTTCCGTGGCCTAAAAGGCAGATGATGCACCTCGAGAATCTCAGGGGTGCAATTTCGTTCCCCCAGTCCGGTTTTACCGGTCTGGGCGAAGACACCATTGAGCGTTTAGCTCGCTGGTGTGTCGAGAACCAACAACTCGACATCCCTCGGGAAGTGTATTTCTTCCCTGAGGCGGTTGTAGTGCACGAGGAGCTCGCGACACTACGCGTGCCGTTGTGAGGTCAATGACCCCTCAACGCGCTGGCGCTCCACAGGAGGCGGCATTTGCAAGCCGTAGCCAAGCAAACCGTAACCCCCGTTTTACGCCGGTTGCGTTGCAGATCTT